GTATAAGGAGAAAAAACAGAACGGTTAACTCTTGATAAATATGCGTCATAATCTTCCCTTGGTTCTAATGGTAAAAACGCTTCCGAATTGTCTCGTAAATATTCCGTCCCTAAACTAACTGCTTTCATTATTTCCCACCCTTTTGTCATATCTAAAACAGCTCGTGTCTTAGAAAATGGATTATCACCCCCGCCTAAATAAGTTTGACTAACTACATTAGTACGAAGTGCCCCTGGCATTGAGTATGTCATCTAACGTTTAAAACTCTCAACATTGCATACAGTCTAAACGGTCTTTCCTCGTTTACTTTTTCTTTGCACTACTCTTTTTCTTACTTGTAGATTTTTTACCTTTTCTTACTTTGGCTAAATAACCCTCACATCTTTTTGTTCCAGCAGATTTTTTCATGGTTTTTAATAGATTCTATAACCAGTTTGACCTAAAGTTTCAGGTTTCGCTAAATTAAATTGCTGTAAACATAAGTACCCGAAAGCATCAAAAGCGTGATCAACACCAAGATTTTTATTCGGTAGACCTGTATTTGGGGCATAAGTCAGAGTTCTTAACGATTTGATTAATTCTTTACATCTTGGATGAATAAATGTCCTACGAACACTATTTGCATCAAATAAAGCAGTATTAACAGCAGTAATCTTATCTCTTATCTTCCAAGGTGCTTTAGGACTTGAAACATTAAACCCACTTCGGCGGAGGATGCTGTGATCTGTTGCACCAACACCTGAAGTTTTTCTTGCACCACCTGTAGGGTCAGGACAAGCAACAATTCTTCGATCTACTCCATACCTCCTCGTAACTTCTTCTGCGAAATCCCATGTCGTAGCACCTCCAGTCATGATTATTTCGTCAAAGACATATAGCGTATCGTCTTTCTTAACAGCACAGATGCCAGACATCGGGTCAACGTTAAAGTCAACACCCAGCAACAGAGGCATCACACTAATATCCTCTGCCTCCGTAGAAATATTTGCATCACCAAAACTTACAGCAACCAACCCAGTTAAATTCTCGAAACTAGCTTCAAATTCTTGCCTAAATGTCCTCCCATCTAATTGCGCCCTAGCTGCTTCAACCTCATCTTTTGGGACATTACCCCCCTCTATCGTTGTATAACACCACCTCTTCCATTCCTCAGTAGGATCTTCTTTGCAATAACACCACAAGTCATAAAACCAACTAGCAGTTCCATCAGGGGTACTAATAAATAACGCCCATCCCTGTTTATCAGCTAAAGCAGGTCGTATAACTTCAAACCATACCTCTGCATCCATAAATGCAGCTTCATCTAACACAACACCAGCTAGACTTCTTCCCCTCAATGCCATCGCATTCTCAGTTCCCTTCAATTCAATAGTTGACCCATTAATTAACTCCAACCTCAAATCAGTCTCATTCTTACTTTCAATCCATACCCTCGGAACTAATTTCTTCAAAGCCTTCCATGCAATATCTTTCGCCATCCGATATGTAGGCGCACAATAAAAATAAGTCTCCCCTGGCCTGTCGATAGCCCCCTTCAACAACTCAATACAACTTAAATAACTCTTCCCAAATCTCCTCCCAGCCACTAACACCCTAAACCTTCTCTTATCGTTGAACACCTGCCCCTGTGCCCATCGTAAATCAATATCTAGCCCTGGTCGTGCGGTTTTAACTGTCATAACCTAGTATCCTATACATAATCCCTTCGATTTGTAATCGTGGCACGTAGTAATGATGAAATTACAGACAAAATCCTGAAAAGGCAGCAACAACTCTATCGTAGACAAACTGAAGGTCTTCCAGCTAGAGCACTTGTCGTAGATCATGCTAAAACTTACGGCATATCTGAACGTCACGCTTGGGATGATTGGAAACAAGTTAAACAATGGAACGATGAAGATTGGTCCAAAGATAGAGAAAATATGATCTCTCGCATTCAAACAATGCGTCTTCGTGCCATAGATAAAGCCATGAAAAAAGGTCAACTCCAAACAGTCCAAACTCTCCTCGCAGACCTCGGTAAAGTTGTAGGTGAGGCAGAAGAAGTCATAAACATTAAAGCTCCTGAGTTGTCTATTAGGGTAGAGAATAAAAAACCTTAATTTCGAGAATATATTTAGGTTCGGGGAGTAGTGCTACTAAAAAAAATAAATCTTGAACCCTACCCCTACCATTGAGATCTTGCTGCCTCCTCTTTGCTGTCCAATTCTCAGCCAATTGTTAAACTGTCTATCTCTACCCTAATAGTCTAGAGAAATCATCTATAATTAAAACATAAGTTCAGCCATTCTATCTTTTCTTTTGCTGTTCACTTCTGAGATTCCTTTCTGAAACTTTAATTTTCCGAATCGTTACTTTCTGAGAAACTGAACCAAGAGATAAAAAAAGAACAGATCACCTCAAACAAATCCGAACCTAAAAAACCAAATGACAAAATTTTCTCAGATCAACCCAGAGACCAAAAAAATCTGGACCAGAGATCAGCTCTTCATTGCTTATCAAGAAGAGAAGAGAATTAACCAGCAAAGAGAAAACGGAATTCTCACTATTGATGATTATGGAAATGACTTTGTTAATCGTTGCCAAATCCATGGAAAAGAATTCAACCTAGCAATTCAAGATTTAAAAAATCTTTTCAGAGTTACTAAAAAACTTTTTGCTTAAGGTTTATGAGGTTAGATTAATTTCTAACCTCTCAACCAAAAAAAATTATCAGGTCTAATTTAGATTTTTATCAGGTGCAAATCCTGAAGACCTGAAAACCAAAATCAAACAAAATCAAACAAATGATTTCAAATGATTCAATAGAAAGATTCTTAACTCAATTTGAAAAATCTCTTTTAAGAGATACTTATCAAAGAGGATCTATCCGAACAAAAAGAGAATTAGAAAAAAGATATGAGGGATTAATTCAATTCTAATTGTCTAAAAAAATTCTCAACAAACCAAAAAAAAACCAACTCAACCAAAAATGAAAATTTCTACAAGGACTCATCAAACTTTTAATTTGTCAGCTAAGGATTCTTTGACAATAAGTTTTTCAAGTTATCCAACTCCTAGAATTTCCGTTAAAGGAACAGACCAAGAGTTGACCATAGAAATTCCTAGAGAAGAATTAGCAGCAGCAATTTTAAAAAGTACAGATTTGAGTAAGTATGATAAAAATGATTCTAATAAACTTTATCTAGAAAGTTTAGCTAAATCATGTGAGAAAGTTTTAAAAAATTGGAGAAAAGAAGAGCTCGAGAAATTAGAAAAAGAGCTAGTCAATCATCCAATATCAAAAGTAGAGAGTTAATTCTCTCTACTTTTTCAATGCTCAATTATCTTTTAAAAAATGCCATTAACTACAACTAAATTTTCTATAGAAGAAATTAAATTTCTTAGAGAAATTTTATCTTCTTACATAAAAGAAACAAATCATTTTTATCAAGATGGACCTGACAGAGAAAAAAACACACGTGCAAGAATCTTGCATAATGCTTTTTTTGATCTTGAAAATAATAATGTTGAATATTTGGAGATATTAAAATGATTTTAACTTATTCAAATAAGACTATTGAAGATCTTAAAAGCTATGTGAGAAAAACTGCTAGGAGATCAGCGGGCAGCATTTGCCATTATGATACATTGAAGATGAGAAACAATAGAAATAAATTAAAAAAAGAGTTTAAAACTTTATGGAATAATAAAGAACAAAAATTACTAAATTTAAAAGTAGGAAGATTAGAGGTGAGCGAAAATAAAATTTTTTATTGTGCTGGACAATTTGCACCTAATGAAATACATCTAGCAGTATTAGAGTATTTTAATAAATGGGATGAAATACTAATTGAAGAAGATGAAAAATGTATGCAGCTATGCAATGGATAAATTATGAAACTAACTGAAAAAGAACTTGATTTAATGGCTAATGATTTATTAATTTATCATGAGCATTTTTTAATTTTTGAAAAAAAAATTAAGTTTCCAAAAAATACAAGTTTTGATAAAAAACTAAGATTATTCAATAGTATTTATCAAACTTGCAAAGTAATAAAAACAAACAACAAACCAACAAAACCAAATCATGAAAGACTTATTAAAAGTTAGTTCAGGAAACTCAAAACTAACAAGTAGAAACATTTTTTCTATTCCTGCTGGCCTTACGTGTCCTAAAGCGAAATTATGTAAGAGCTGGGCAAGCGTTATCAATGGAAAGAGTCAAATTGTTGACGGTAATGAAACTCTTTTTAGATGCTATGCAGCAAGCCAAGAGGCACAATATCCAGCGGTTAGAGATAATAGAATGAGTAATTTTAAAGCTATCTTGAAAGCTTTAAGAAAAGGCAATGCGGTTGAATTAATTGATAGAAGTATCAATAAGAATCTAAAACTTACGAGGATTCATGAAAGTGGAGATTTCTTTTCATTGGATTACTTGAAAGCATGGTTAGAAGTTAGTAGAAGAAATCCCGATAATATATTTTACTGCTATTCAAAATCGCTCAGTTATTTTTTAGATTTGGGGATACCTAGCAATTTTTATGTAACTGCTAGTTGGGGTGGTCATGAAGATCACTTAATAGAATATTTTGAAAGAGATTCAAGAGTAGTTTTCAATGAAGAAGAGGCAAAGAAATTAAATTTAACTATTGACCATGATGATTCAAACTGTTTTAAAAAAGGTTCTTTCTGTCATTTATTACACGGTACGCAACCTAAAGGAAGTGAAGCAAGTAAAGAATTAGGAAAAAGAAAGAAGTTGAAAAAAACTAATCAATCAATTTTTACAGGTTATTCAAAATGAATCATTCACAAAAATTAAAATCAATTAAAGATGAGATAATCTCATTAATTGAGGATCAAAAGGACTCAACACCTTTACAGATAAAGGAAAGTATTAAAAATACTTTTGATGTATCTTATAGAACCGCTGATAGGTATTATAAAACGTTTAAAGAACCTGATCATTTTAAATGTTCTGAAGCTTCAGATAATAAAAAAGAATTATCTACCATGCTATCTAGATCACTTCAGAATGACTTAGAAGATATTGAAGCTATAGATGATATAGAAAAAAGATTAGAACATAAAAAGTTATTTAGTAAAATTTTAAATGATATAAGCACTTATTAATTGACTGTCATTTTGACAGTCGGACAATAAAAGCTAGATATATAAATATTTAGCTTTTTTATTGACATTCTCTAATCTAATAGGTTAGAATTCTATTAAGTCCATCAGGACTAAACCAACAAAAACAAAAACGAGGTTTCAAACGATGTCTAATCAATTTTCTGAAGAGTATTACGAGAGACTTAAAGAAGAATTTGCAGATGACAATATTGATTTAGAAATAGATTCAATATTATTTGAGGAAAAATTTAAAGAGCATTTAATTGATAATGATCCTAAAAATGAACCATCATTAAGTGCTTATCAAAGAAGTCCATCATTAGCAGATTAATTATATAAACCTTACCCATATCAAACTAAACTGAACAAACCTGGATTATGGCAGCAATGAAAAGAGAATTAGAAAATCTAATTCAAAAACAACTAAAAGAAAAAGCAGAAAATCGAGCAATTATTGAACATGCTTTTTTTAATAATGAAATCAGCAAATCTGATTATATATCAGAAATTAATGCACTTGATTTAGCAGAAAAAACTATTAGAGAATTAGGTCTATGAAAGTCATGCAATCAATCATGAATGGCAAAGTTTTGCGATTCCAGGTGATTAATGGCAAAAGAGTATGGATTGATCTTCCTAGTGATGAATGGAATGCTTTTGAAGCAAATCCTAGTTATCAAAAACGGATTAAAAAAACAAACCTACAAACCAATTTATTTAAGAACAATGAAAAAACCAATTTCTGAGTACACAACTGACTATGACTATGCTGAAGATTATGGCAAAGTCCCTGAATTTAATAAGCAAAGAGAAAAACTAAGAAAAACAATTTCAGATTTAGACCATGAAATATATACAGAAATGAGATTAATGAATGAAAGATGGCATGGTTATAAACTTTTAAAAGAAAGTAGCTATGAATCTGAAAATAAGGAATGGAATGGAGAGGAGGATGATGAATGCAGAAAAATGACTGGTGATTGCTTTGAAATATGGCATTCAATAGCTAATGACAATGCTAATTTCATGCAAAAAGCAGGAATAGAACACGCTAGAAAGTTGGTTATAGCAGACGATAAAAGAATAAAAGCTGAGAAGGATAGTAAGAATATTTGGGATCAGGAATGGAAAGAACGTGCTAAGGGAAGAGATGAATGGAATAAATACCAAGAAAAGAATAAAAAAGAGGAGGCTAAATCATGAATGCGAATT